AAATCAGATGAAAATTGGGAAGTTGATACCATAGAAGAAGAAGCAAAACTTCCTGTATTTGATGAACCTAAAGTTTTAACATCTGATGATGTAGCTGCTGCTGCCCAAGATGATTCTGATATTGATATTGATGCTGATGCTGATGCTGATGCTGATGCTGATGCTGATGAAAAATCTCAAGAGGAAATTCTTTTTGAACTTGGAAAAGCCCTTGAAACAATGGTTAATGAACAAATGTTAAAAATGGCAGATGCCCTTGCTACTGCTTTTGACAATGTATTTGATAAGATATTGGTTGAATTGGATGGTATTAAAAAATTAATTATTAAAAAAGATGTTGCTCCAATATTAAAAATAGATGATAATAATGATGATATTGTACCTGATGATTCTATATCAAAAAACGATGATGAAATTGAAATTGATGATTCGTTAATATCCCCTAACGATGATAAATCCAATTCTGATGAAATCATTGAAATTGATGATGATACATTTGGTAACAATAACATAGTGGTTAATTCAGTTAATAGTATTTTTCAGCAAAAACTAAAAGAAATATTTGTAAATGTAAAAAAAGACAAAGTGAACATTGAATTTTAATTTCTTAATATTTTTATAGGAGGATTTTTGTTATGAAACTGAATAAGGATGAACTTATCCAATTGTTAAACACCCAAGTAAGAGAATATATGGGTGGTGATGATTTTTCTACTGTAGTTCAAAGTACAATTCAGAAAATGATCACTGAGTTACAAAATGATGTGGAGCATCCATTTAATAAACAGCAGGTAAGACAAATGGATTTCTTTCATGGTGCTTTTAAGATTGATGGTGGTGTAATGACCACTCAGAAAGGCTCCATTATTAATCTTAACAATAAATCAAATCCCTGGATTGCTGCTTCTCCTGAAATGGAGGAATGGGCAAAAGATTTTGCTGCCTATTTGAAAACGGGTACTGTCAGTAAGTTTATGTCTGAAACTGTGGATACTGAAGGTGGTTATCTTGTGCCGGAAGAATTTCGCAATATTATGATTATGTATGATTCTGAAGAAACTCTGGTCTGGTCAAAGGCTACTGTATGGCCTATGAATGGAGAGAAAATTCAGTTTCCGAAACTTCAACAAGATCCTGATGTAGAAAGTGTAGGGTTTGATCATTTTGCCGGAGTCTCTTTTGAATGGACAGAAGAAGGTGGCGAAAAGGCAGAGACCGAACCTACATTTGGCATGGTCGAGATGATTGTTCATGAGCTTGCAGGTTACACTGAAATCACCAATACCCTTTTGGATGATTCTGTAATTAACCTGATCAATTATCTTACCAGACTGTTCAGAGCAGCATGGTATTACTACACTGATAAGGCATTCATTCAAGGTACAGGAGGAAAACAACCTCTTGGTATCATCAATGATCCTTCTATTCTTACTGTGTACCGTCAAACGGCAGACAATATTGAATTTCAAGATGCTTTGAATATGGAAGCACGTATGCCCTCTGTGTTTGACAATGGTGCTGTTTGGTTTATTACAAAGGCAGGACGTGCATCCCTTCGTGGACAGACGGTATCTTCTTCATCGAAAGAACTTGTCTTGCAGGAGATGTATGGAGATCATAGCAAAGGATATGATATGACTATCCTGGGTAAACCTGCTTATCTGGCAGATGGTAAAATTCCTGCTCTCGGTTCTACCGGAGATCTGATCCTGGGAACATGGTCATGGTACTATGTCGGATTCCGTCAGGATTTCAGTATGGATTCTTCACGCCACTTTAAATTCCGTAATAATAGAACGGCCCTTAGATGTTCTGGTCGGCTTGATGGTCAGGCAGCAATTCCGCAAGCATTTGTCGCATTGGATGCTGCTACTTCCTAATTAAATTATTACTGGAAGGAGAATTCTTAATTAAAAACTAATTTTTACATAACAGTATTATTACGGAGGAAAAAATTATGTTTGATATGCTTAGTAATTATAAATTTGGGTACTTTCAGCAAGCTGTTTCGGATTCTTCTGGAGCAGCAGCTAATGCACCGGATGATGATGGTGTAGATCTTTGGGATAGTGTTCAATTGCCCAATAGTCTGCTTATTTTGGCTGATGTTGGTTCTGTTGCAGGTGGTTCTACTTTGGATCTGATTATTCAGGATTCACCGGATCAATCAACTTGGGATGCCGATTTCATTACGGTAGAACAGATTGATACTGCTGGATTGTATCTCATTGAGGTATATGATCCAAATCGATATATCAGAGTCAATGTTACTGTTGGTACTGCTGCTTGTGTATGGTCTTGTCTGTTTATGACCTTTGAAAATCAGCGCAGACCTGTAACTCAGGTGGGAACTTCTCCTACCTTGACTTATGGTACTGGCAGGAAAGCTAAAGTATCTGCTACTTAATTCTGGTGTAAATGTAGTAAAACCGGAATGATAAATGAAGGGGTAGGTATTCCGGTATCTACCCCTTTTTTTAGAGAGGTTACTATTATGAAAAACGAATATAGTTTAATAGATCGAAATTTAATAAGACGATTTGGAAAAATTATTGTTATTTTAGATGAATCTGTTGGAGATCGTTTTGTTAGAGAAAATAAAGCAAAGAAAAGAGGTTCTGGTACAGAAAAAGAAAAATCATTACATTTTCCTCCTTCTAATAAAGCAATTTTTTATCCACCTGAAGAAAAAACTTTTGAAGAAATAGGTAATGATAATAGTATTGTTAGGTATCCTGGGCCTAAAGATAAATTATTTTCTCACATTGCAAAGTAAGAGGTAGATTATGTCTTTAAATAAAAATGCATTAATAGATAGTACATATTATTTTCAAATGTCTGATAATGAAGATTTGCTTGAAGATGAACGAGCAAAGAATATGATTGAAGATATAATTAATGCTGTATCAACTCAATTTGAAAAATTTTGTAATCGAGTTTTAGTGGAAAGAACATTTACATATCTTACAACTGATACAGTTAATTATGATATTAATTATCTTAATTACTGTATTTTTGATGCTCCTAAATTAGCTTCACTTTATTTCCCAACTTATCCTGTAACAACTTTAACTAAACTTGAAATAAGTGGTATTGAGATCTCAGCAGCAGCATCAGATGATTATGATGCTTCTGAAGGTTATATTCTTTATAGAAATAATGGTAGAATAATTTATAGTCCAGGTTTTGATTTTCCTTATTTACAAAATGTAAAGATAATTTGGAAAGGTGGTTATAATGATGATCATCCTGAAATGTCAGATCTTAAATACCTTTGTTATATGGCAATTAAAAATTATGTAAATGCTCCTGATAATTCTATGATGGAGTCAGAGCGTATGGGAAACTATACTTATAAATTAATGTCTCCGTTATTTCAAAAAGAGTTAAGGGGCTATTCTCCTCAGATATTTGAGAATTTAATGAAATATAGAAAGGTGGCTTTTGCATGAGTTATTCAGGATTATTAGCTCATAGGTGTGATATTTATAGAGTAGCTGCAACTGTTTCAACTGCTCATGGATATACCACTCCTAAAACTTATACTCTTTTAAAATCAAATGTTAAATGTAGAATTCAAAATCTTTTTGAAAGCTCTGCTGGATTAAGAATTCAGACTTCAGGTATTACAGCAGAAAATGATTATCTTGGATTCTTTTTAAAGGATGAAGATATTGTAAAAGATGATAAGGTTGTTTGGCAGGGTAATGAGCTTTTTGTAAAACCCGTTGCTCCTTTATATGATAGTACATCAATACATCATAAAGAGGTTTACATGGGATTGTCTGAGACTTAATTATGGCTACTAATCAAGCAAAAGAAGTTATTCAAAAAGAAATTGTAAATTTACGTAGGGTTGTTAAAGGTAGTAAATTAGGCAAACATATAACTGATAATATTTTAATACCAATTTTACAAAAATTAGATCCTATAATTGATGAAATACTTGATTGGATGGGTTTTCTTTTACAGGATGAAATTCAATATCTTTTATCTACAGCATCACAAGGAGGAGATACTTACGAAATTTATTATGTTGATACTTCTATGCCTTATGGTCAAAAGAGTGTAAAAGTTGGTGAATATACCGCTTCTGAAAAAGGGGGGCCACCAAGATCACCAAGAGGTGGTGGGAGTGACATGCCCCAAAGTGGAACATTACATCAATCAATAGTTTATAAAATTACTGGAAGTACAATTACTGTAGGTATTGAAGACATAGAATCACCATATAGATTATGGTTTAAATGGGGAAAATTATTTTTATTTGAAGATAATGAAATAAAGCCAAGATCAACCGGACAATATGGACAAATTTTAGATGATCCTTCTTATGGTAAAGGTGTTCATTACCGTCCATATTTTACTTCTGCTATTGCAAATATAAAACCGCAGTTAAAGAAAAGATTTAGAGAAGAATTTCAAAAAGGATTAAATGAAGTAACTAAAAGACCTACAGTTAAAAGAGCAATTGAAATACATTTTATATGGAAAACGGTGGTAACAAATGATTGAAACTG